GCCGTAGCCGAAAGGGGATGGTCCGGGATTTGTCTTGAACTCAAATAAGAAGTTGGGACGCTGGGCGTTAGCCGCGACCAGGTTACGTCTACCCGATGGCACCATGAATCCAGTTCCGCTTGGTGCCGCACCTCCTTTCTTCATACCGCCGAAGTACCCGGCATTACGAATCACCTGACCCTGGAAGGTTGTGACCATCACGTTTTGGGGGAAGATTCCGTTTGTGGCACCGGCCGCACCACTCATGATGACCTGACGCGCAATTGCAGACCTTCCGCGATGACTTCTGTATCCATTTCTTTGTGGCATCTATATTATCTAGTAAGCAAAATAAAATAGACCAAGCGCTTAGCGGTAACACAAGAACAGTTGCTTGCGACCCACACCACCAGAGCACTGAGGATTGCGCTGGATCAAGCCGTTGTTCTGCATAAAGATGAGACCGGCTTGAGGATCAAGCGGAATGCGGTTGTTCAAGGACGCGCCGCCTACTACAAGTCCCCTGTATGTAAGCGAAGAGACATTCTTGGTTGGGGCGAGACCACCGATCGGACCGTAGATCGTGGTCTGGTTTGTTAGACTTGCCGCGTGGCGGGCTGCTTTTCCTGCTGACATCAACACCATGATTATACTATACACGAACATTATTTTCGGCTTAAGCCATTGCCCAACCGGCTTAAACAGACTCCTCCTATCTACCTATCATGAGTGACTCAGAGAGCGTAACTTCACACGACCCCGCAGAGCTTGCCAAACAGATCCAACAAGATGGAGACGTATCTGGTCAGGGCGACAACCTTTTCTTCGACCCATTCAACCCCGATAATCAGGAGATTACATTGAATGAAGTTCAATCTATTCTCAAGAGGTACGGCGTAACTGCTCCTGTTGCGAACTTCAACTTATACCGCCGTGCGTTCATCCACCGATCCTACACCAAACGTCCGGCCTACGAGAACGCTGCTAATGGCATCCAAATTGCCGACAAGCCTAGTGATTGCCTTCCGCTCAGCACGAAGTCTAACGAGAGGTTGGAGTTCCTCGGAGACGGTGTCCTGGAACTAGTCACGAAGTATTACCTCTACCGACGTTTCCCTAAGGCTGACGAAGGATTCATGACTGAGAAGAAGATTGCAGTGGTCAAAAACGAGCATATCGGCAAACTCGCCTTCGAAATGCGTCTCAATAAATGGCTAATCGTTTCCAAACACGCCGAATCAAAGAGCACCAGGACTAATCTGAAGAAGCTTGGCTGCTTATTCGAAGCATTCATCGGTGCCCTGTTCCTCGACTTCAACAAGATCGATGTTGCAGACGAGCATAACTGGTTCCGCGACGTGTTCCCCACTGGACCCGGCTTCCAAATGGCACAGGTATTCATCGAAAACGTTTTCGAACAGCACATCGACTGGGTCAGTCTGATCAAGACCAACGACAACTTCAAGAACATCCTACAGGTCCGCATCCAGAAGGAGTTCAAGACCACACCCGATTACCTCGAGCTTGACAGAGACCCAGAAGGCGGCTACACTATGGGCGTCTATCTCCGGCTTGGGGCAGCTCTGCATGTTGCCACCGAGGACATGGAGAGACTCGACTTCACGGCCGATTTCGGTTCATCCTTCGCTAAGATTCAGGAGCGCTTTGCTAAAGGGGAGGCATTATTTATTCATCTTGGGACTGGATCTCATCGCGTCAAGCGGAAAGCAGAACAAATCGCATGTGAGACCGCTATCGAGCTTATGGACCAAGCCGCTTAGCCTAGTCCTGTTTCTCCTTCTCTACTTCCTCAGCCTTCGATGCACTCTCCTTCAAGTCATCCCTAGGAGTTGGCGCCTCGACTGCCCCAACATCAATAGTTATATGCCTGATCTTCCCTTCAGTTCCCATGAGCCTCCTTTCTAGAATACTTTTGTTGTTTTCTCTCTGTTGGGCCTCCATTAACCTGTTATGACAAAAGTTTTCTATGTCTATCTACTTATTCTCTACATGTAGTCTATAATGGGTCAAGTTCAATCAAAGAAAAGCAGGCGAGACAAGAAGGGGGCTGCGCTAGGGAAGACGCGGAGGGCTAGACGCCAGAGAAACCAGAAGGGAGGTGCGTCCTATGAGCAGGTCCTACGTTCGCTCGCGGAAGCAGGATACACCGAGGCTCACTCACCGTCATTCCTATACAAAAAGGCACAGGAGGACTGGGAGTTATCGGACCGATCAGAAATGTATCAGTCCCAAAGTGGTCAGCTAGCAGAAAGTGCTATGGTGGTTGCGAAGGCTGGCAACGAAACGGTCATCCTGTATGCAGGGAATGATAGGGCTCTAATAGACGCTCTGGAGAAAGATGCGCAGGTTTCGCTCTACTTGAGCGGCGAGGCACTTCAATATACAGCTACAGAGGATCATGATCACGCTGTGGACACAGGGCACACAGTAACCCATTACCTTGACATCGAGGGCAAGAACGAGGAATATGGAGAGATCACATTCAGGCCTGAGTCGGGTTACTTCGAGCAGGAGGACCATAGAGCCAACAGACAAGGAGGGCTTGAGCAAGGCAAAGGTGAGATTACGTTTTACTCCGACCCGCCTCATGACGCTGAGCCGAGAGCAGAGGTAACCAACGCCACAATCTATTCGAAGCCATCTGACTCCTTGGTGGTTGCTGAGAGCGTGATCAACGACCCAGAGCTCCCTGAGTACGACGCAGATATGGACAACCAATACGCCGCGTATGAACGCGAGGAAGAGGAGCGACGCCAACAGGCCATGGCTGACATGGCAGAGATGGACCATGACTATGGTTACGAAGACTACGACATGTACGGCGGTAAGAGGAAGAAGAAGAGCAGGACCAATAGGAAGACTAAGAGGAGACGAGGCAACAAGAAGAAAAAGCGGTCTACACGAAAGCGTCGGTAAGTCACATCTTCATGTTTTTTGTGCATAGAACATATAGATGTCATCATTGCCTAAGGGACCCGATATATTGGCACAGTTACAAGTAAAGAAAGCACCAGTCCAAAGGGAGGAAGTGGCTATCATCGTGAGAAGGCCCGCCGAGGCAGCGCCGGTCAAGATACGTACCAAGGTGGTAGACAAGACTCGCGAGGGTTTTGATCGCGACGCTTTCGTTTCGAAGATAAAAGACTTCCTGGTGGTCGGCACCGGTAGACCACGAGCACCTGCTCCAGCTGAGGAGGAGCGTCCGCCAGCAGATGTCCCCGAGCCGGAGGCTGAGGTAGTGGCCAGACCTGCACCCAAGAAGACTGGGCGTAGACTCAAGTTAGTCCCGAAAGGTGAGCTTCCCAAGGAAGGGGAAGCCATCATGATCAAGACACGCAGACGCGTCAAAGCACCCGTCGTCGACACTATGCCTAAGACTCAACTTGTCATCGGGAAGGACAACATCGCCGCGCGACTGCCAAAGAAGGTAGATCCCATTCTGGTCAAGGCATCCGCCTATTACCTCAATAACCGCGAGATCTTCATTAACTTCATGTCATCACTGTTCGAGCCCTACAAGCGCGAGCTTGCCAAGGCAGCAGAGGAAGAGGTCTCTTGTGAGCCCAGTGGTGACGGGGCGTTCTCCATCGCTACGCACCAGAAGATCGTACGTGATTATCTCAACGAGTACACACCGTACCGTGGTCTTCTGCTCTATCATGGCCTTGGCGCTGGTAAAACCTGTGCTTCCATCGGAATCGCCGAAGCTATGAAGGATACGAAACGCGTCATCATCATGTCTCCAGCTTCCCTTGAGCGCAACTACTACGAAGAGCTCAAGAAGTGTGGTGACCTTCTCTACCGCAAGAACCAACACTGGGACTTCGTACAACAATCCAACGAGAGCAATCCCGTTTTGTCCAGCGTCCTTGGATTGAGCCCTACCTTCATCAAATCGGCCGGAGGCGCCTGGCTGGTTGACCTCAATAAGAAGCCTAATTTTGGACTACTCAACTCGAGACAGAAAGCGTCACTCGACAAACAGCTGGACGAGATGATAAGACACAAATACTCGTTCATCGCTTATAACGGTCTCACATCTGGTCGATTCGCGAAGATTACCCAGAACGGAAGGATCAACCCATTTGACAACTCGGTCGTGATCATCGATGAGGCACATAATCTCATCAGTCGTATCGTTAATAAACTGAAGAAAGAGGATAGTATCTCCATGAAGCTGTACCGGTACTTGCTGTCTGCTGAGAACGCTAGGATCGTAATGTTGAGTGGTACACCTATGATTAACTATCCCAATGAGCTCGGCATCATGTACAATATCCTCCGCGGGTACATCAAGACCTGGATCCTCAGACTAAACGTCAATCAGGACAGACGCGTGAACGTAGACTTCTTCAAGTCATTGTTCAAAAGCACTTCCGTTGGCGGTAACGTACTCGATTATATCGACTACAACCCGAGCTCTACAACGCTTACCATCACCCGTAATCCTTTTGGATTCGTCAACAAGACGTCCAAGGGTACCTACGATGGAGTGCGAATCGGCGACCGCGGGCAATTGTCCGATGAGGATTTCATTAGCAACGTTGTGCGCCTGCTGGAAGGCAAGAAGATCAAGGTGATTCCTGGGGGTACCCAGGTAGTGCTGAATACTGCTTTGCCCGATAACCTCGAGGGCTTCCAGCATTACTTCATTGACCCAAAGACGGCTGAAGTACGTAACACCAACATGTTCAAGCGCAGAATACTCGGACTAACGTCCTACTTCCGTAGCGCGTCTGAGGCTCTTCTACCTCGTTATGAGAAGTCAAAGGACTTCCATGTCGTGCGTATCCCTATGAGTGACTTCCAGTTCGGTGTATACGAGGAGGCTAGATCGAAGGAGCGCGACCGTGATAGGAAAAACCAGCGCAAGAAGGCGAAGGCCAAGGGTAAGGGAGAGGAACTTTATGAGGAGATCGCTTCCACATACCGTATTTACTCTCGTGCTTTCTGCAACTTTGTCTTCCCCAAGCCTCATATCCGACGTCCGTTACCCGGCGGAACCGATGAGCTTACTGAGAAAGAAGTGGAAGAGACCGCCGACTACGACTTGGAGATTGCTACTGATGCCGAGAAGCTAAGCAACCCGGACGGCATTCTGGACGCCGATGATGTTGAGGCGGAGAAGAGCAGCGCCGAAGATAAGGGTGATTATCAGGAACGCATCCAAGCTGCACTCCGGCAACTCGATCTCCAGAAAGAAGAATACCTGAGCCCCGAGGCCCTTGAAACCTACAGCCCTAAGATGCTTGCGATTCTCAATAACATCGAGGACCCTGAGCATAAGGGTCTGCATCTTGTTTATAGCCAGTTCAGAACACTAGAAGGAATCGGTATTTTCCAACTTGTGCTAGAAGCCAACGGCTTCGCCCGCTTCAAGATCAAGCAGGTGGGTGGAACATGGAAGCTTGATATCAAGCCGGAAGACATGGGAAAGCCTATGTACGCTCTCTACACTGGTAGAGAATCTCCGGAGGAGAAAGAGGTGATTAGAAACGTTTTCAACAGCAGTTGGAGAGACATTCCAACCTCGTTAGCCGATGAGCTGTCTGCTATTTCGTCTAATAATTTCTTTGGTGAAGTCGTCAAGGTGCTCATGATTACGGCCTCGGGTGCCGAGGGTATCAATTTGTTCAATGTCAGGTATGTACACATCATGGACCCTTACTGGCACCCGGCCCGTATCGAGCAGATCATTGGTCGTGCCCGCCGTATTTGCAGTCACAAGAACCTACCTGAGGAATACAGGACTGTAGAGGCCTACATCTACTTGATGGTTCTCAGTCAGAGGCAAATGAGTAGTGACGACGCATTGGAACTCAGAACCAAAGACCGAAGTAAGATTGATAACTTGACTCCGATTACCACTGACCAAGCTCTTTTCGAGCTAGCCAATATGAAAGCCGAAGTCTCAGAACAGCTCCTAACAGCTATCAAAGAGGCATCGATCGACTGCGATTTGCACCAGAGACCTGGCGATAAGGAGAGACTAAAATGTTTCTCGTTCGGTCCGGTGGGAGCCGACAAGTACGCCTATTCTCCCAACATTGCTGGAGAGGATGCTGACGCAGTTACGGGGTTACATAAGAAGGCTGTGGAATGGGAGGCGGTAGAGTTGAAGGTGGACGGGATCAAATACGCTCTTAACAAAGCGACAGGGGATGTGTATGATTTGGAGAGCTACATGAGAGCGCGTCAATCGGATGGTACTGTACAACCGGTCCAGATTGGTAGACTCGTGGAAGACAGAGAAACACGTGGATACCGGCTAGAACGCATCTAAATCAAGTTGACCAACATTTTTGGGAGGATTTTCGATGTCCCTAAAATGTCTCTAAGGTGGCTCGGGAAAATCGACCGTGTGCATTGGAACCAGATTACACCACCAGTCATATGAAGTTCACAATCGCGTCCCTAGAGAATCTATCTGAAGACCGCCCTGAATCCGTACACAGCTACAGCGGAACTACGGAGACCGCAGCCAACCGAGTGGGGCCTCTGGAGTCCGTTTCGCGCCTCACCGATCTCATATCGTCCCTCCCGGAAGACCAAACAGTAGAGCTATCATTTCAACCTGGTTTCGAGGCTGAGATGGTAACTTTCACACAGATTGACGAGACCGACCCTTCCTTGTGGAATCAGCGTCCATCGACTGACGCGAACCCCGGACGAGCGTACGCATGGGCATACCACGGACATGGATCGGCCTACACATTTGGGATAGTCAGCAGACGTGATTGGAACAAGCTGCATGGGATCCTCGAGATGCCCGTTAATGGCAAGACCAGGCACTTCCTGGTATGCTCAAGTTATATGAGAAACGCGGCGCGAACTGTGGCCAACAGACCGAGCGCATTGGGAATAAATCCCTGGTCTCTGACATCCGCGGGCCTCAATGCGCATGGCGATGCGGTGGATGAACTTCGCAAGAGCGCCACCGTGCACCCGGTCGGCGACGGACAGACCGCCCTATGCACCATTGGGGTCGGCGACGTGTCCGACGGAGTCTTCATGTCCGGTTGGAGGTCGACCTATAACATCATCAACTGGAGGATCGTCCGTCATGACCCTACAAGATCAGACCCAGAAGTGATCAGAGGCGGCTTCTTATCCCGACCCTAGGGTCCTAACCATTCCTAACAGCGCGTCCATTTTCTCTTCCAGCCTTGCTAGCCTGTCTTCCACTGATGACTCATAGCTCGGCACGGGTGGCGGTGCAACTGGTGGAGGAGGAGGTTGGCTGGTGATGGCTCCCAGAAAAGATGAGAGATCCGCAGTGTCTGATGCATCTGCGAAGACATCCTCGAACGTGACTTTCTTTCTAGGCGCCTGTTGAGTCTCCTGGACATCTTCAATCTGAAGGCTAACATTGGTCGAGCTGATGGCAATCGGCTGTCCGTGAGGTGTTGGCTGCGCCGGACCAGGAGGTATCGGCTGCGCCGGACCATGAGGTATCGACTGCGCAGGACCAGGAGGTATCGACTGCGCAGGACCAGGAGGTGTCGGCTGCGCCGGACCCTGTGTCGTCCCTATCCATTCTTCACCAGCCTTCACGTCCTGGCTGGATACTACCATGCTTAGCTCCCTCTCCCTACGAGCAGTCGCTTCCGCTAGAAGCCTATCCATCTCTGATCCAATTGGCTTGTCCTCGCTCCCATCCGAAAAATCTATACGCTGAGGCTTCGCTGCATTGATCAGTTCTGTGAACTCGTCCTGCCTATTCTTTAACGAACTGTCGAACTCTAACGCACGTTGTTCCTTCATTCGCTCTTGACTAGCTGGCCTCGGAATCTCCTCAGCTCTAGTCTTCAACGGCTCAAGCTTATTCACTATAGCTCTCATGGCCGCCTTATTCATCTCCATAACTGTTCCGCTGTTAGTGGTGTTTATATAAGCGACCTGCTCCTCGAATATACGTTTCACCTTATCTAGTTGACCGGCATCAATGTGATTGAATACACCTCCTTCATATAGTATGGCCCATAGCACCCGCTTGTTTTCCTGTCCTGTGAATCCACTCATTACTCTTACTCTATGAAGAAGCTTTATATTTCCTCTTTATCACAGACTAAAATGTGGACATTTATTAACCATGCCCAAGACAAGAAGACGTCCATCAGTTCGTAGATCTAAGACGGCGAAAAAGGCCAGGTTTGCCGCCAAGGGAAGCAAGGGTGCCACCAATTGCAGCCCCACTGGCTCCAACGATTACACATGCTTCGAGGATGACTCGCTTCGGAAGATGCGCGGGCGATGGAATGCCCGCCACCGCGACGACAAAATTGACTCTACCGACCCACGGAAGATCTGGATGGAGTTGCGATCTAGGATGAGTGACGTATGCTCTACAGAGAGATGCTGGCTCCGCCAACAATTCATCAAGGACGATCTTGACTCCCAGCTTAGACACTATACGTTCGTGCCCGACGCACCACGTGAATGGAAGAAGAACCCCATGGAATGGCTCACCTCAACTGAAATGATCGCTGTGATGAAGCAGTATGAGAAGAAGTACAAATGCTTTGAGTTCATGGGTCCATCTCCTATTGACTTCGACTCCCATATGCTGTACGGAGAATGCGTGTGGGAGGAGCTATGCAAGTTTAACTTGGCTAACTTGCGAAAGCGAGGGAAGACGAAGATCGGTATCATCTTTAACCACGATAAGCATTGGCAGCCAGGCAGTCACTGGGTATCCCTCTTCATCAACATGCGGGCAAAGCAGCCATATATACACTTCTTTGACAGCAACGGGGATGCACCTCCGCCCGAGATCAAAGCTCTCATTGATAAGATCAAATCTCAAGGAGAGAAGATGGGCATCACGTTCAGCGTGGAGATCAACAAGGTCGAGCATCAGGATACAGACAGCGAATGCGGCATGTATGCGCTGTACTTCATCATTCAGAGCCTTACAGATAGGAAGGGAGTGAAAGATTTCAATGACTCCAGGATACCTGATGCCGTGGTAACAAAGCTCAGGAAGGTCTACTTTACTCCTTCTTAGGCTTAACGCGCTTTCGCCTGACCTTGGCCACGGTATTCTTTGTCATCAGAGCTGGATCTGCCAAGTTAATAGTCTTCTTCTCCGGAGGCGGCATGCGGTCCTCTTCTACTCTAGATGTCTTCACGACGAAATCATCTAGGCTTGGGGGCGCTGGCTCGGTGACTGCCATCAACAGCTTGTTTGGATCATCCTGCGTTCCAACATGCCCCCCTTTCTCATCGTCATCTGCTTTCAGGCCCTTGTACCTCTCCTGCAGTATGTCTCTTCGGTCAACCATCTTAAGATGCTCAACTATTGACGCCATGAAGTCATCAGTCACGTCTGCAACATCTGCTGGTGCCTTGCCGCCTTTAAGTATGTTCTTCACGAACGCCAGTATCCTCAGCTTGTAAAACCTTCTGTCCTCCCGAGTGAATCTCTTCTCCTGGCAGTTGGCTGAACCAGACGATTCGCAATTGGTCATGTAGCGCAGTGTTAACTCATCTACCTCTGATCTCTCCATTAGATTACAAACACATTTTGCCTTGGTAATCTAAATCTAATTATCGCCACAGTCAGCGCATGGATCGCCCGGGCACCCGTTCATGAGCTGTTGCCGGGTGTGGTTCCCCCAGATCTCACCACCTGTCTTGCAAGTGTTCGGATCGAATGGAGCGAACTTTTCCTCTGTGAACAGGCCAGGAAACGGCTGGTGCTCTTGCCTGCCCGCTGCCTTGACCTCATACAGGTCGCTTGCACTTGATGGTACCCATTCGGATTGCTCACAACGTTGCAGAGCAAAGAACTGATTCCTAAGGCTCGATTCGGCATTGATATTCGACGCGAATCCACTCCAGGGAGCTTGGGCGCTCCCAGGGTTGAACACGGTCTCAACTGAATAAGTCGGCTCCCGCTCGATCGGCACGGTAGCCTTCGGTCGTCTGTCGAACACAGGCATGAGCGCATACTTAGTCGAGACAGGTCGAATACTATACTGTGGTTGCAAGGGCGCAGATGGGACATTCCTGGCGCTCAGCCGCTCATTAATCTCGTCCAATCGTTTGTCATTGCAAAAGTATCCTCCTTGAATAACTCCATGTAGTCCGTCTGTCATAGGTATAGTATACCGAGACATATTTTCGCGCTGGCAAATACATCTAAAGCTATCCTCGCTCTCACATACATCTTGTATGTGCGGAATATATGCCCTGTTCGCTGGGCGAATGTTTCGCTCAGATGCCATCGAGAAAGGATTTGATGCAGGAGTGGCTCGTGGTCCAGAGGACACCAGTGAGCTCTTATGCCTGGAACAAAGCGAATCCTACCTGAATGACGAGTATCCTGACGCGGAGACATGGCTGGGTTTCCATCGTCTGGCCATCAACGGGTTAGATAGAGGGTCTGGCCAGCCTATGAGTATCGGCAGATTCACTCTTATATGCAACGGTGAAATATACAACTACAAAGCTCTGGCTAGGGAATACGACATCAAGTTAGAGACAGACAGTGACTGCGAGATCATTATTCACCTTTGTGAGCGCATCGGGATAGAGGGTGCATTACACAGACTCCATGGTGTGTTTGCATTCGTTCTACATGAGCGTCCAGAGGATCCCCGGCAACAAGAGCAGATGTACTTAGCCAGGGACAGATATGGCGTAAGACCCATTTACAAGCTGTCTGGGCCTACGGGCGAAATACTTGCCGTAGCATCTGAAGGGAAGCAGCTCCAACCACTAGCCGATGAACTGGATATCAGCTGCATAATCCACCAGTTTGAGCCTGGTACTCTCTGCACCTTGGTCAGGAACTCCTCGGCCTCCAGGTCGGTCATTGAGACTGTAGTAGGAGATAGGTGGCAAACTAGGCAACCCATGCATAAACGATTCTCCATTACAGCTTCGTATCGTCCTATATGGCCTTTCAACTGGGGAACCGACAACGAGGTAGTCAATAATGCGCTAAGGGATGTGTATGATGCCTTGGATCAAGCAGTTGCAATTCGTGTTGCCAACTGCCAAAGACCTATTGCGTGCCTACTATCAGGCGGGCTAGACAGCAGTCTGATAGCCGCTCTAGTTAGCAAGCACTATACTGAGCCACTAGAGACCTATAGCATCGGTATCGAGGGATCCAAAGATCTCGAGATGGCACGAGCCGTGGCTCACCACATTGGATCAACTCATCGTGAAGTTACTGTTAGCACAGACTCAATGATCAACTCTATTCCTGAGGTTATACGGGTGATCGAGAGCTATGACACCACTACTGTCAGGGCGAGCGTGCCTAACTGGTTAGTGTGTGGCGAGATCTCGAAGAACTCCGCTGCGAAAGTGATATTTAATGGGGATGGAAGCGACGAGGTCACTGGAGGATATCTCTACACGCTCTTGGCCGGCTCGTCTGGCGCGTTCGATAATGAATGCCGCCGTCTGCTAGACAACATTCATTTCTACGACGGGCTTCGTTCGGACAGATGCATATCGGCTTGGGGACTCGAAGCACGTACTCCTTTTCTAGACACTCACTTTGTCGACACTTATATGTCTGTGCCATTTCGCGTAAGGAATCCGCGTGATCCTCATAATCCCCTTAGGTATGAAGACGGGCTCGTTACGCCCATGTGCGAGAAAGCATTACTGCGATGTGCGATCCAAAAACACGCACCCGGACTCTTACCAGGATCCGTCCTGTGGCGTAGGAAGGAGGCGTTTAGCGATGGCGTCAGCGGCGAGAAATCGTGGTTCGAGGTGATAAAAGACGCCTTGCAGGGATACCACATGAGGTCGATGGGTTTGTCATGCATTAATCCGCCTCAGACCTCGGAGCAACAATTCTATAGAGACATCTACGATAGCGCGTATCCGTCTGCTCCCTGCCCTATTCCGGCCTTCTGGATGCCACGCTTCGTGGAAGCTAACGACGCTAGCGCCAGAACATTGGATGTATACGACGAGTGACCAAATAATCGTCTCATATGGTATATGACACGATATCTCGAGAAGTTGAGAAAGGATCTGGCAAAGGTCTTGTCATCTGCTACCGAGCAAGAATGGCACAGAACCGCCTTCCAGTGGGGTCTGTATGCGTCATACACGCTGGCCATCGCCACCGCATTAGGCGCCGCTTTCATTAAGCCAGAGTACCTTAGGACTGTGGAGCAACTATTGCAAATCTATGTCTCTTTGTTCCTAGTAATTAGGTTCAACCCAATCGTGAGAGACAAGATGCGGTTCGATAAACATGATGCCAAAGTGGCGTTCTCATCGGGGTTATTCCTTCTGTTCACAACCGTACTGACAGGCACACTCGAGAGGGTCAGCGACTACCTCAAGACTCGCGCTTCCGGCGCGTCCCGCGAGAAGACCGAACACGACGACGGGTCTCACGACCAGAAGCCGTTCTAAAGAATCGCTCTATATGAAGTAGCATCCCCTTACTCACTACTTCATCTACTCTCTGCTCCTCTGCCGTCTTAATGGAGGGCGTGTAGTTAAACCGACGCATAAAGCTCTCCACTTTGGAGGCGAACGACTCTCTACTCATCTGTATACCTGGAGTCCGGTCATAGAACCTGTTCGCCATTTCGGCAAAGGGCATGGAATAGTAGAATGGCTTCGCATTGATATAGTAAACGCGTTCATCATCCATAAGGGCATGGTACCGGTCATCCACAAAGCATATCTTGGTGTCCCTGGGGATGTTGGTGCACCGTATAAGGTCACCAACTGTTTTGTCGTGTGTAGTTCGACATACTTCCACTCGCTCCCCTCTTACCCGGAAGGCTGCAATGATCTGGTCAAAGACATTCCGATCGAGTCTACTATCGAAGTATCCAGCTATATGCTCTGTCCAGGACCTGGGACCCTGATTGTTGGTATATATCATCACCTTCGAGCACTTGCCTTTGCGCCTCATATTCGTCACATAGTCCAGGATTTTGATAATGCCCGGTCTATTGAACTCAGGGAACATGTCCGCCAACCGATTGAAATTGGCCTGGTTTCTCTCCTGGCCAGTTACGTGGTTTAGTGCGTCCCAGAACATTCCTAACTCAACAAAGCATCCTAATGTCTCATCCAAGTCGAATACAACAATGCGTTTCATAGTTCTCGTCATAAAGTTTAACCATACTTTATTTTTGACAGTCCAAATGATCAGGGCACCCAGCAAAATGGTAAGGACCCATACTGCGTAGGTGGGGAGGGCGATCCCATTGCTAAACCACATAGTATATACCACTGGTTTTTTTGGTGGTATATACCAGTTGGATGAACATCACGAAGAAGGACCATATCGCAGTACTGGACTACTACGGAATTGACCATAGCTCCATGTCTGCTTCGAACGTAAAAGAGAAAGCGGAGACATTATTGGCTGAAAAGCTGTGCCGATGTATCGGGAAAGTTGATAAGGCAAAGACAAACGAAAGCAAATCTCGCGCCATAGGTGTCTGTAGAAGGAACGTGCTCCACAGGAAGGGAGTCGATGTCCATAAGTTCTCGTGCGACGAAGGCGCGAAACTCCTACCCAACAAGGAAGGTAGGAAGATACGTAGGCATAGGAAGACCGTTAGCAAGAAGGCGCGCGCGTCTTCAACGCGAAGGAAGCGTTAGGTGCTTAGGTACTGGAGCGCAGACAGTAAAACCTGCTCCTGGTCGGTCAGTCTCTGGAAAACCAAGTTCTGAGACAGAGACAGTTGAAACATTCTGTTCATGTTGTTCTTGCAAACAACCTGAATGCCGTCGCCCTCCACTTTAATCTCGCAGACAATCCCGCCGTTAGTAAGCTTAATGTTATCCGGATTGCGTAGGGGAATCCACCGGATGTATCTACCATATTGAAGGTCATGCGCTCCGTCGACGTACCGGTAGCTTTTCAGCCTCGATAGCATTGATGTGGCCGCTCTCCCAGACAGGCCAACGTTTCCGAGGATGGATCTCTTCTGGTCGCTGATCTCCTTGTAATTTAGATCCATCAGGCCTGCATTATCTTCGTTGTCCAAAGCCTTCAGAAGTGTGTCTACATCTAGATGCTTAGCCATTGTATATAGCTGCGATTAGTCCTTATATGAATTGGTACCAGCTTAAAGCGCTCGCTGCAAAATTGGTATCCAATGGACCAATCAGTGCTTTCGGTAGGGATCGTCGGCAACGGATTCGTCGGCAAAGCGACGAGCTTACTCCTGGTGGAAAGGGCCAGGAACTTTACGGGAACTAGGATTAAGCTCTTTGTATACGACGCCTCTCCATCCCTCTGCAATCCACCGGACACAACGTTAAGCATCGTCGCTAACTGTGATCTGGTATTCGTCTGTGTTCCTACTCCCATGCTTCACACTGGCGCCTGCGACACGTCGATCGTCGAATCCGTGGTTGCTGAACTGCGCGCTGAAAAGTCTGACTGCAACATTGTAGTGAGGTCAACCGTTCCACCCGGGACAAGCAAGCGTCTCGAGGTTTCCTTCATGCCTGAGTTTCTGACAGAGAAGTCATGGGCAGAAGACGTTTACAGCTGCGAAACATGGGTATTCGGTTTCGATTGTGAGCTTGGAAGGAACGCGGCAGACATGATTGAGACCGTTCTGAAGAATGCCCGTTCTGCAGGATACATAAGTAGCGCCAGGCTTGCATCGGTTTCCACGACGGAGGCAGAAATGATCAAGTATACACGCAACACATTCCTAGCTACTAAGGTCTCTCTGTTCAATGAAATCAATGCTCTTTGTAATGCAAAAAAAGTGGACTTTGAAACGGTGCGCTCACTGGTCATCAATGACCAGAGAATTGGAGCGTCTCATACTGCCGTACCCGGACATGATGGCAAACGGGGGTTCGGGGGAACATGCCTTCCGAAAGATCTGGCTGCGCTTGTCCAGGTGTACGAAGCTAACGGGGTAGATTGTCCCGTCCTGAAGGCGGTTCGCGATAGGAATAATGAATTGGACCGGCCGGAACAAGACTGGCACAGGGATGTGGGGAGAGCCGTCTCGGCCAACAATGCTGAATGCTGATCTGAATCATATCACGGATGATAAACGTCATATGATTAAACAGTTTCACTTGCAGTGACAGTGACGTCGATCTCGTCTGCAGAAGCTACCTTGCTTTCCTCATCAGGTAACTCGACCACACGTACATCGTCATCGATGGTATTGTATGTCCTTGGTCCGGTCATAAACGCACTATATGCTCTCTCATCCTTGAGAGAGGAGCTAGAGACATTCTGAACGTTTGCTAGTTTCATGGCCACCAGAAGGGTGTAACTTAGCAGTGGGGTTACAGTCGCTGCGCCCGCCCAGTGCGATGCAATATCGGCGATGGAAACACCAATGTTGCCAATGGCTATCGCGCTGCACGCTTTCTGAAGACCAGCGTATCGAGAGTTGAGAGTCTTCATTTGCAGCTTTAGTTCTGGATAGGCTTCAATCTCATCATCAAGATTATCGGCTGGTTTCTCGTCATCCATGTCCAAGTTTCGGATGCACCAGTTCTCCCGCTTCAACTCTGTGTAGTAGAGAGCAAGGAAGAGAGCGAAGGTAGCAGCGTTGGTGCCCAGCGCAGCAATGTGCAACGTGTCGTTATCGTAGATGTTTTCCACTAGTGTACATGTGTGATCATCACAAGTCCGCGGGACGAACACGGTAAGGAAGGCTCCCATAAGGACCTTGTAGAACTCCAGGCAAAAGAGAGCCGCTGTCGTAAGACGTTGTTTGTTATCCGTGTTAAGCCGCATGGAGCTATAACATACGCCTACAGAATGTCTCTGCATATCTGTCAACAATTTGTCAACGGTGCATATGCACTTTCTCTACATGGATTTTGGTCAT